GTTTCCCAGTCACGATCGGGTTGGTTGATGATGTCAGTTGGAGTAAATGAGATCACAGAAAAGACTATCGATGAATTACTTTTCAGAACTAAGTTTTTAGATTTCTGTTGGGGTGGTCGATCTTACTTTGTTGGTGATCCAAGTAACACGGATCTTCGACAGCTATTCAAAAATCATATTGGTTTAAGAATAGAAATAACTAACCGAGGTATGAAGAACATAAGCACAAGAAGAAAGTTTATGGTTAATCAATTAGATAACATTGAAGAAAGGATTTTAAAACAAATGAATAATTAGTTTCGTTAAGCCTACCCTATGCAAGAATAGCATTGCAGTTCTTGCATAGGATATTGTAGGATAGTCCATGCAGAAACTGCATACCACTCTGGGTTGTGCAGATAAGAGCATGTGGGCGGGACCCACCACTAGGGGTCCCAATAGGAATTACTTTTGGTTTCACGTGAAACATTTTTTGCGATCCCCCCTTTGGCTAGTAGGGGTCCCAGACATAGACTATATAGTTTGATTTACTCAGTCATTGCTGTATAATAGTTTCTACCCATATTGAATTATATGCTAACAGTACAAGATATAAATAAAATTGAAGATCCTATCGAAAGAAAAAAGATAAAGGTTCAGATCATCCAAAGACATCAAAGGAAAGAACTTAAACAAATTCGTACTAATTTTTTAACTTTTGTAAAAAAGATGTGGCCAGATTTTATAGAGGGGTCCCATCACGAGACGATCGCAGATAAATTTAATAAACTTGCAACCGGAGAATTGACCCGTCTAATTATAAACATGCCGCCTAGGCATACTAAATCAGAATTTGCATCATTCTTTCTTCCTGCTTTTATGATCGGGCAGAACCCAAAATTAAAAATAATTCAAGCAACTCACACAGCGGAGCTTGCAATAAACTTTGGTAGAAAAACAAAACATCTAATTGATTCTAGTGAATATCAAAATGTTTTTAAAACAAGACTCCAAGAAGATAGTAAAGCTGCAGGACGTTGGAATACTTCTGATGGTGGTGAGTATTTTGCAGTCGGTGTCCAAGGTGCGGTAACCGGTAGAGGTGCTGATCTATTAATTATAGATGATCCACATTCAGAGCAAGATGTGAGCTCACCAAATGCATTCGATAAAGCATACGAGTGGTATACTAGTGGACCGAGGCAAAGGCTTCAACCAGGAGGAAGAATTGTTTTGGTTATGACACGTTGGTCAACAAAAGATCTTACACAAAAATTATTAAATGCACAGTCAAACGAGAACGGCGATCAGTGGGACATTGTTGAGTTCCCTGCGATCTTGCCTAATGGTAAACCAGTCTGGCCAGAATATTGGAAGCTCGAGGACCTCGAATCTGTAAAGGCGGCAACAGGTATTGCAAAATGGAACGCGCAGTACATGCAGAACCCAACATCAGAAGAAGGAGCTCTAATCAAAAGAGAATGGTGGAAAGATTGGGAGCATGATCATCTACCAGTTATCGATCACATTATTCAAAGTTATGATACCGCGTATCTTAAAAAAGAGACCGCCGATTATTCTGCTATTACAACATGGGGAATCTTTCGTCCGAACGAGGACAGCGGACCTAATTTAATATTATTAGATTCATTTAAAGATAGGTTAGAGTTTCCAGAACTTCGTCGTGTTGCATTAGAACAATATAAATATTGGAATCCTGAAACAGTTATCATAGAAGCGAAAGCATCAGGACTTCCGTTGATGTACGAATTACGACAGATGGGAATTCCTGCTATGAATTTTACACCATCAAAAGGTCAAGATAAAATTGCAAGAGTTAATGCAGTCTCTCCTATGTTCGAAGCCGGACAAGTGTGGGCACCTTTGAAAGAAGAATTTGCTCAAGAGTTAGTTGAAGAGTGTGCTGCGTTTCCATATGGAGACCACGATGATTTAGTTGACTCCACGACTCAAGCTCTGTTAAGATACAGACAAGGTGGTTTAGTAAGACACCCGGAAGACTATCAAGATGAACCTGGTCCCAAACGTAAAAAGAAGTTTTATTGGTAATGACATTTGTATTCAAACATCCTAGTAAATATAAGAAAAATCCAACATTGGTCAAAAACATGAAACATGTTCAAAGAGATCAAATACCGCCTTTGAGTGGCCCTGATCCACGAGGCTTGATTAATGATTCAAAAGAGGATAAACCTAATCAATTGGAGAAAATAAATGGCAGAAATAGATAAGTCGTTAACCGAAGTAACAAAATCGGTCGAGATCGATGGGCCCGAAGAACAAGTCGAGCTTCAAGAAGAAATCACTGAAACGTTACCTAACGCAGGACAAACAGAAATTACCCCAACCGAAGATGGCGGTGTGGAGATTAATTTTGAACCTGGAGCATTTAATCAAGCTCAAAGTGAAAACCACTTTGACAATTTAGCAGAATTATTACCAGACGATATATTAGGTCCTTTAGGTTCAGAGTTAAATCAAAACTACATGGACTACAAGGAGTCCCGTAAAGAATGGGAAAGAACTTACATCACAGGTTTAGATTTATTAGGATTTAAATACGAAGATAGAACAGAACCTTTTTCTGGTGCAGCAGGAGCTACACACCCGGTTCTTGCAGAAGCGGTCACACAATTTCAAGCACAGGCTTACAAAGAACTACTCCCGGCCGACGGACCAGTAAGAACTCAGATCATAGGAGCTCCTTCTCCTGAAAAAGAAATGCAATCAACTAGAGTAAAAGATTTTATGAATTACCAGTTGATGGATCAAATGAAAGAATATGAACCTGAGTTTGATCAATTATTATTTTATTTACCACTTGCAGGATCTGCATTTAAAAAAGTTTACTATGATGAATTATTAGGTAGAGCAGTTTCAAAATTTGTACCTGCAGAAGATTTAGTAGTTCCTTATAGTGCAACATCTTTAGAAGATGCAACAGCTGTTGTTCATTTAGTTAAGACTAAAGAAAATGATTTAACAAAACAAATGGTATCTGGTTTTTATAGAGATGTAGAAATTGGTCAACCTGGAGAAACTGAATCTGATCTAGAGAGAAAAGAAAGAGAGCTAGAAGGAATTACAAAAACAAAAGACGAAGATATTTATAATATTTTAGAATTTCATGTTGATTTAGATTTAGAAGGTTTTGAAGATAGAGATCAACAAGGTCAACCCACAGGAGTTAAACTTCCATACATTGTAACAATTGAAGAAGCCTCACGTGAAATATTATCCATTAGAAGAAACTATGAAGTAGGAGATCCTTTAAGAAAAAAAATTTCTTATTTTGTACATTTTAAATTTTTACCCGGTTTAGGTTTTTATGGTTTTGGATTAATTCACATGATTGGTGGTCTATCAAGAACTGCAACAGCAGCTTTAAGATCACTACTAGACGCTGGTACCCTCTCCAATCTACCAGCAGGATTTAAGATGCGCGGCATCAGAATACGTGATGACGCGCAATCCATAACTCCAGGCGAATTTAGAGATGTTGATGCTCCAGGTGGAAACATAAAAGATGCTTTCATGGCTCTACCGTTTAAGGAACCGTCACAAACTTTGTTACAGCTTATGGGTGTCGTTGTATCAGCCGGACAGCGTTTCGCGTCCACAGCTGACCTTCAAGTAGGAGATGGGAACCAACAAGCAGCAGTGGGGACGACAGTGGCCTTGTTGGAGCGAGGAAGCAGAACAATGTCTGCGATTCACAAAAGAATTTATGTGAGTCTTAAGAATGAGTTTAAAATGCTTGCTCGAGTATTTAAATTATATTTACCAGAACAATATCCTTACGATGTTGTTGGTGGTCAAAGAGTGATTAAGAAGCAAGACTTTGATGACAAGGTAGATATTTTACCGATCGCCGATCCAAATATATTTTCTCAGACACAAAGAATATCAATTGCTCAAGCAGAATTACAATTAGCACAATCTAATCCTGCAATGCACAACATGTATAATGCGTATCGTGCAATGTATGAAGCTCTCGGTGTAAAAAATATTGATATGATTTTAAAACCTGTAGCAAGACCGGTTCCAATGGACCCGAGTGTTGAAGCAATTCAAGCTTTAGCAGGAAAACCTTTCCAAGCTTTTAAAGGACAAGACCATAGAGCTCACATTACTGCTCATTTAAACTTTATGACTTCGTCAATGGCTAGAAATAATCCAATGGTAACAGCTTCTATGCAAAAAAATATTTTTGAACACATAAGTTTAATGGCATTAGAGCAAGTTGAGGTAGAATTTAAAGATCAAATTATTCAAATGCAACAAATACAGCAACAGATGCAAGCAAATCCTGCTTTAGCACAAGATCCGCAGCTTCAACAACAGATGATGGCGTTAAATATGCAGATTGAGTCTAGAAAAGCAGTTTTAATTGCAGAAATGTTTGAAGATTATGCAAAAGAAGAGCAAGAATTGATGGGTGAGTACGGAAATGACCCAATTGCTAAGTTAAAAGCAAGAGAATTGGACATCAGAGCTAAAGATGACTATGTAAAAGCAGAACAGGCACAAGAAAAAATTAATCTTGACCGAATGAAAGCAATGATGAACCAACAAAACAAGGATGAGAAGCTCGAACAGAACGAAGAACTTGCAGAACTAAGAGCAGCTACATCTCTTGCTAAACAAGAAATGGCTAACCAAAGTAAGATTCACGATTTTGGTAGAAATTTTGGAAAAAAATAAATATAATAAGTTGAAGGAGAAAATATGGCTTTAAAAGATAAAATGTCAGTAGGTCTGGATCGTGACTGGGAAAC